AAAACTCAACTTGATGGGCTTTGTTTTTATTTTAAGCCGCAGTATGGAGGTGGTAAGATTGCGCTGCGTAATTTGGATGATCCGCAAAAATATCGCGGGGCTGAGTATGCTGCAATTGGTATCGATGAATTGACTCGCAACAAAGAATTTGTTGAGTCTGATATTAGATTTTTTGATGTTTTGAGGGGGTCCTTGAGATGGCCTAAAATTAGTAATTGCTTTTTTGCGGCTACTACAAACCCGGATGGTCCTGGGCGTGATTGGGTTCGACGGTTTTTTGTTGAAAAAAATTTTTCGGAATCATTGCAATCCGAAGCAGATCAGTTTTGTTATTTGCAGGGTGTAGTTGAATCCACTAATTTTTTGCCGCAGTCTTATTTAGATATGCTTAATTCGCTTTCCGAACGGCTTCGCAGGGCTTGGGTTGATGGTGATTGGTATGTTAATTTCGATGGGCAAATGTTTAGGCGTGAGTGGTTTTATATTGTTCATTTGCTACCCTCTGATATAATTTCGCTTGTGCGTTATTGGGATAAAGCAGGTACGGAAGGCGCTGGAGCTTTTACTGCTGGTGTTTTAATGGCGAAGACGCAAGCCGGTTTTTTTTATGTGATTGATGTTGTTCGTGGGCAATGGAGCGCTGGTATACGTGAGCAAATTATTAAACAAACTGCCGAGATGGATCGGCAACGTTTTGGAAGTCGTGTAAGTGTTTATCACGAGCAAGAGCCCGGTTCTGGGGGCAAAGAAAGTGCGGAGTTCACGACGCGTAATCTTGCTGGATTCAATGTTTTTGCAGATCGTGTAAGTGGGGATAAAAATTTTCGACTTGAACCTTTTGCTGCTCAAGTTGAAGCTGGTAATATCAGAATCGTTTCGGCGGAATGGAATGCAGGGTTCATTGATGAATTGTGTTCGTTACCGAATTCGACATATCGTGATCAAAGCGATGCTGTTGCTGGTGCTTTTAATAAACTTACTGCGCGTGGTGTAGGAATTAGTTTCCCGGAACGGGTGTTATTTAAAAATTAGTTGTTTTTTGTTTTTATGGTAGTTATATTCTACCGTTATGAAATTTTTAGAGCGTCTTCAAATTGCTGTACGAGTGTTACGATATGGTTTTTTCAATCATGGTTCTGTTAATCGGCCTGTGGTTGATGTGAAGTCGATGCCTTTTTCTTTTCCGCTTTGGAATCTTAGGCGCGAGATTCTTCCTTTGACAAATTATGAGTCGTATGTTGGTGAAGGTTATGCGAAGAATAGTGTAGTTTATTCGTGTATCAGAAAAATTGCTACGACGGCACCAGCTGCCATGTTATTGGTTGAGCGTAATGTGAATGGACAACGTGAGCAAGTTGATTCTGAGCTTGTTTCACTGTTTGAATCGCCGAATCCTTACGTTTCAAGTTTTACTTTTCAAGAATTGATTCACACGTTTCTTAATCTTATTGGTGAATGTTTTATTATCAAGGTTGGGTTTGGGGGTAGGGCGGGAAGATCGCTCAAGAAACCAGAATTGTGGTTTGCTCGGCCTGATCGTATGTTTCCGGTGCCTGTTGAAAGAAAATTATTGGGTTATGTTTATAAAGCGGAAGATGGAAGGCGAATGCCTTTTTCTCCTGATGAAATTATCCATATAAAATATCCAAATCCGTTAGATCCTTGGGAAGGGCTTGGTCGTGGACTTTCTCCGCTTTCGGCGGCGGCGATTGAAACAGATATTGATAATAGCTCAACTGAGTTTTTAAAATCATTTTTTGATAATGCTTGTGTTCCGTTTGGTCTTTTAAAATCAAAACAAATTTTGCAGGATGATCAAATCAAGATTATTCGTGAGCGAATGAAAGATCAGTATTCCGCCGTAGATTCGCAACGTCTTTGGCATGAATTGATGATTATCGACGCCGATATGGATTATGAACAAATGGCGTTGTCTCCTAATCAGTTTGCTTTGCCGGAAATTCGTGGGCTTACGGAGTCTAGAATTTGTTCGGTTTTTGATGTTCCGGCTGTTTTGGTTGGGGTACAGGTTGGTTTGAAAAATCAGGGGGCATTTAATGAAACACAGATACGCGAATCGCGGCGTCAACTTTGGCATGATAAGATTATTCCCGACAATCAAAGGATTGCGGAGATTTTTACCAACGCTTTTAAAGGTCAATTAGGTGAGGGTGAAGTAATTGGTCATGATTATAGTCGGGTTGCAGTATTGCAGGAAGATCGTACGGCAAGTTTTATGCGAGCGAATCAGGGATATCTTGGAGGTTGGCTTACGCAAAATGAAGCTCGTCGTGAAGCTGGTTTGTCTTCTGTTGTAGATGGTGATAATTTTAGAAATGAAAATGATTCGGGTACTTTAAATGCCAAATTCAATAAAAGAATACCGGATTTTTCAATGTTACACCCTTAAGGCTGATAGTGCCAACGGGATAATTGAAAGTTATGTATCGATCGGTGGGATTCCTGATTTAGGTTTTCATCGTGATGTTGTAGAACCTGGTGCATTTAAGAAAACGATAGCGGAGCGGGGGCCGCTTGGGGCAAAAAAAATTCGGGTTTTGTGGCAACATGAACTTAAATCAGTTATTGGGTTGCCCTTGTTGTTGGAAGAGCACAGTCGTGATCAGTTGCCGGAAAAAATTCGTCGTGATTGGCCTACTGCGTCAATGGGTCTCTTTGCGCGGTCGCAAATTGTAATGGACGTTCAACAAGGTCGCGAGGCTTTTGCTCTTTATCGTGCGGGGGCTATGGATGAGTGGAGTATTGGTTTTAATGACTTAACGAACGATGGTAACGGTGACTTTATAAAGGATGGTGACAATTCTTTTCGTCATCTTCGTGAAGTTCGATTGTGGGAGTATTCACCGGTAACGTGGGGTATGAATGAAGCAACTACTACGATTATGGTTAAAACTGATGGCAGAGATCAAAGCCAATCTGATTCCGCCGAGCCGAAAAAATCACTCACGGCAAAGGATTACTTAATTGCTGCTCAGTGGATGAGGTTAAATTTATTAGAAAGGCGTCTTCAAATTAAACTGAAAGGTGGTTCAGATGGGAAGTTTGAAAGTAGATGAGTTGTATGCCGAAGCTCATCAAAGTTTGTCGCAGGCAAAGGTTTTGATGGAACGTGATGGTGCTTTGACTGAGGCCCAGAAGAGTCAAATCGATGCGTTTTTGCACAATGCCGAGGACCTTGAAAAACGTGCAAAAGCGTTGGAGATGGTTTTGACTCGTGAGGTGGAGCTGGCGGCTGCACAGGTTCAATCAGCGAATGCTATTTCAAAGGCTCGTCATGACTCTTATTCAAAGGCGGATGATTTTAAGAGCTTTGGTGAGTTTATGGTTGCGATTTATAACTTGCGTACCGCTGGGAAGTATGATCCGCGCTTGTATAAGATGGAACAAAAAGATTTAGCTGCAGAGGTTGGTATTAGTGGTGGGTTTTTGGTTCCGTCTGATTTTCAATCGGAGATTTTAACTGCGCGTGCTGAATCTTCTTTTGTGCGGCGACACGCTCGTGTCGTTCCAATGGGTTCGAGGTTGGTGCCGTTTCCTGCTCTTGATTATTCACAAGGTGCCGCTGGTGTTTCTGCATTCTTCGGCGGGGTGCGTGTGTATTACGTTGATGAAAATGTTGCGATTACGGAATCGCAGCCGCGTTTCAAACAAGTTGAGTTGCACGCGAGAGATTTGGCAGGATATTGTGAGATTCCAAATAGTCTTCTTAGAGACAGTCCGGTGTCGATTGAGGCCTTTTTGCGTGGGCCTGGGTCGTTTGGTGGGGCGCTGGGCTGGCAGGAAGATTATGATTGTATTCGTGGGAATGGTGCTGGTCGACCGCTGGGTGTTTTGAATTCACCAGCAAAACTTACGGTGACTCGAAATACTGCGAATGATTTCAAATTTGTTGATGCCGTAACAATGAAGTCAAAGATGCTGATGACGAGCAGGCCGGTTTGGGTCATTTCTCAAAGCGTAATGCCAAAGGTTTACTCAATGGTTGATGCCGCAAATAATATTATTTGGCTTCCAAATGCGAGGGAAGGAGCTCCAGAAACGTTGTTGGGATATCCGATTTTTTGGACGGAAAAAGTTCCCGCGCTTGGTACTCAAGGTGATGTGTGTTTGATCGATTTTGGTATGTATCTTCTTGGTGACCGTGCTGGTATTACCATGGATGTTGATACGTCTTTTAAGTTCCAAAACAATCAGACGGCATTTCGTGCGGTGGAGTCAATTGACGGTCAACCATGGCTTGCTAATACGATCACGCTTGCAGATGGTACCACCGTTTCGCCGTATGTGGTGCTTAATTAACTTACTTTGATTTTAACTTGAATATGATAGGTGAAGTATGGCAGTTGCAAAACCTTCTGAATTAGTCGGGGTTATCGGTGCATTTGATCCCGTTTCTCAGGGTGCGGGGACCGTTGTTAGTGATTATGCTGACATGACTAAATTTAAGAAAGTCATGTTTGTTTTGAGCGTTGGCGTTCTCGGCGCTAGCGCGACGGTTGACGCTGTTGTTAAACAAGCGACTGATTCGAGCGGCACGGGTTCTAAAAATTTGTCGCCTAGTGTTGCTATTACTCAGCTTACGAAAGCCGGTAGTGATGATAATAAGCAAGTGGTTATCAATGTCGATGCCGAACAGTTAGATGTTGCTGGTAATTTTTCGTATGTTGCGCTTAGCGTTACCGTGGGGGTTGCAGCTTCTTTGATTTCTGTTTTAGTTCTTGGTTTCGAACCGCGTTACGGTCCTGCCAGTGATAACGACATTTCATCGGTTGATGAAATAGTTAATTAGGCCGCCTTTTTCAACCCCGGCACCATGTCGGGGTTGATTTCATTTTAACCATTGATGATATGGCAACTAAAAAAGTTTTTGTTTCGGAATTTAAAAAGGTGATTGCTTTGATTCCGTTTTATGATGCATTTCTTTTACATCAATTTAAGGCTGGAGATGAAATTTTAGGTTGGGATCAAGAGCGCATTGAATTATATTCAAAGCGTGGTGTTGTGGAAATTATCGACGTGGCTCCGTCTTTTGAGGTGAAGTAATGGCTTCTTTAGTTCTGAAAACGGCTCGAGAAATTTTGGCTAACGTGGAGGACGATACTAATGACGCCATTCGCGTTAATGCCGTAGTGAATCCGATTTTAGGGGCTGGGTCAAGTCTTATCGGCCGTGTTGCTCTTGATCCGCAAACGGCGAACGGACTTTCTATTTATCGCCGAATTAGCACGGCGTCTAATAACTCTGTAAATGTGAAATCGAGCGCTGGACTGCTTTACGGGATTGTGGCTTTCAACATTAATGCATCAGTTAGATATCTTAAAATTTATGATAAAGCTACTGCTCCAACGGTTGGCACCGATACTCCGGTTCTCACGATAGGGCTCACAGGGGGCGCAGCTTGTACGGTTGTTTCATTTTTGGGGGAAATTGGTCTTACTTTTGTGAACGGTATCGGTATCGGTATTGTTACAGGTATCGGTGATTCTGATAATACGTCGACGGCGGCTAATGAACAAATTGTTCATCTTTTTTACAAATAGCTATGGCAGTTAGATCAGCGATTCAGTATTTGATGCATTTTTGTATTCGAGAACTTGGTTTGGGTTGCTATGTTCCCGTTAATGTATCTGCGGGCGCAACTTCGATGCGCGTTATGGATGTGTGTATTTTCGATCCGGCTGGGGGTCAATTTTTTGTTGAGGACATCGATAACTTGATTACGTACACCGGCATTAATGCCGATACGTTGACGGGTATTCCGTCTTCTGGTACTGGCTCGATTTCGGCAACGATTAACTCCTATACATCGGCTTCACGTGATTTGATTTATCGCGCGGAACTGATGTCTTCTTATGAGTGGGAGCTTTTAATTGATCGTTATCGGCATTATCTTGACGGCGAGCTATTGCAACGAGATGAAACGCGTAAAATTTTTCATTCAACTTATCGGTGGTTTGATACTGGTGTTCTTTTTCGGGATGATCCCGATCCTGACATCGGGTCACTGGTTGTACCTGATACTTTGAAATATGAGAATGGACGTTTTGAGTTTAATTCGGCGCGGTCTGAATCCGAGAATTTGTATGTTTTTGGAAACGTTTATAATCCGTTTTTTTCAATCGCTGATTTTATTGAATCGTTTGCGCGAGATGAACGTTGGCAAACTTATTCGCAGGTAGGACAGTTGGCGAAAAGTTATCCGATTGCGAAAACGCTGGCGGATGTTTGGCGTGCAAAAGGTAAATGGAATTAGATGAGTTTTGAATTGCTTCCTAATAATGGGCGTATTTGTTTTAAGACGTCTGGCGGTACTGTTTTGACTACGGCTTTTTCGCGGTGGGGGCCGTTGATTTCAACGGATACACGTTTTACAACTCCTGAAGGAGAAGTTAAAAATACCGTTCTTTTTGTCTGCGAAGGTTTTACGCAACGACGTTTAACTACGCGTTTAGTCGATCAAGGCCATTATATTTGGGTAAATGCTACTGAGCATTATCGTATTACTGGCCTTGAAGACTTTGGGAACCAGACCACTTTTGTAGGTTTGAAGGAAGGTGTATCTCAGGGTTTTACACCATCGTCGGCGACGGGTTTAATTTCGGAATGGGCTTTTGAAACGGCTTCGACGCTGGTGACGGATGCACAGGCGCGAAATAATTTGACGGATATTAATACGGTTGGATGGAGTTCGGATAAACCTTCGGTAATTCCGTTTAATATTGGTTCAGCAGTTTTTGCATCGGCGAGTTCTGAGCAATTGCGCATTACTGATGCAAGTCAATCTGGTTTAGATATTACCGGCAATCTTACGATTGCGTTTAGGTTTAAATTGACTTCAGGCGGCGCAGTTCGAGCTTTTGTGTGTAAGGCGGCTGCTGATCCTAACTTAGGTTATTATGTTTTTTATGATAACGTTGCCGGTGTTATCGAGTTTGAGATTAGTTCCGATGGCTCAGTTGCTGGGCGTGACACGGCGACCGGTGCAACAGTGATTTCCCTAAATGTGTGGTATTCGGTTGTAGCTGTGTATGATGGTGTTGATATGCGTATCTATTTGAATGGCATTCTTGATTATAACGGTGCGCAAAATCCTAGTGCCCATAGCGGTGGCATTTTTAATAATGGGCAGAACTTTTGCCTTGGCGCTCGTTCTGATTCTGCTCAGTTTTTAAATGGTTCTTTGGCTCATGTTTTTATTTTCAATCAGGCCAAAAGTGCCGAACAAGTTTTGGCTTGGCATCAAACCGATGTTTGGATATGAAAACTTTGGTCCGGACGATAGACGGTAGTGTGTTTATTGGAACGCTGGCGATCAATACGCCTTTTCAAGGCTGGGCGCGGTTGACAGACGCGCAGTATCTGCATTTCAAGATGGATGATTTGAGTAAGGTTATTACGAAGCCCCAACGCTGGGTTTCTATTTTTTTGATTCCGAATCCGGTGGATATTCCTTACTCTTCGGTATCGTTTGCGATTGAATGTGGTGCAGGATGGAACGGTCGATAATTAACGGAAACTTTTGGAGAATCGTTGCGTCGGTTCTGGGAGCGTTGGTTTTGACGATGATCGGCTATTTCATTCGTCAAAACGATCAGCATTGGGAAACGAACGAAAAGAAATGGCGAGAGTTCGAAAAACAAGTTGTGAGTTTTGAAATGCGTTTGACTAAAATAGATGTGCAATTAGAGAGTATTAATTCCAAACTTAAGAGGTAATGTATGCCTTTTCTTCCTGAAATTCTTTCGATTATACTTGGTGCCGTTTCTTCGCCTTTGACGCAATTGATTAAGAAGGCGATTTCTGAAAGGATTTTCCGTTTTCTGATTTCGTTGGGACTGTCGGGGCTTGGCGGCGTGGCGGCTTTTTTTATGGTCAAGCCTGATACGATCGATTTGCCAACTGCCATCGCTTGGGCATTTGGCGCTTCGCAACTTGTTTATCAGTTTTTTTCAGGGATCTGGGTAGGTAGAACGAGATAATGCTTGAGGTATTTATTTTATTATGGGCGACTGTGTTCAATGCGTTGGCTGATGCCTTGGCTGTCGCTCTAAAAAAAGAGTCTTTTTTTTGGCAGTGGCGGAAATGGACTAAACGCCAGTGGGTTTGGCACTGTTTTAAATGGTTGCATTTTTACCCCCCACTGGCTTATGTTTTGTTTTGTTCTTCTTTAGAATGGCCGTTACGGATTTTTTTAATTTTTTTTTGTTTCTGGGTTTGGCGTTTGGTTTACAAACTTCAGCTAGATGATCAGGGCTTTTAATAAAAATGTTCTTTACACCTTCTCTTCTAATAAGTCGAGTTAAGTGATCGTTCGAGCCGGAGGCCGTTGAAAGCTTGGAATAATATGAAAAGTAG